GTAGATATGCCTACTGACGGCCAGATGTACTCGTGGGATGAGGCTACGACCTCATGGAAAGCACAACAAGCCGCTTGAGGTGGGTGATGGACGACAAAGACTTGGCTGTTTTCAAAGCGCAAGCCGCAGCAGAACTGAACCGGCTGGAGGCTAATAGCACAGCCAAGGAAGTCGCAGGCAAGGCTATCGGCAAACATGGTCTGGCCTACATCACATCTATTGTCGTCATCGGCGTTGTGGCATCTGTGTTTCTTGAAGAGAACAAGATTGCTGCCGTCATGGGATTGCTGGGCGCTGCGCTGACTGCGTTGATCTCCATGCTGAACGGGATTGCCGGAGCCACGCCCAAGCAGGACAAGCCTGAGTTTGAAGTCATGAAGCAGCTAATTGACAAGCTAGACAGGCTGGATCGTAAAGAGCCATCCATGCAGGTTGACGTTGAGGATGGAAAAGTTACCGTCAAGCGCGGGGACGATAAGGTAATTGCGGAGACTAAATAATGATCCCGTTACTAGCCCCTATCCTGTCTCAGTTAGCCGGTGCCGGACTCCAGAAGGTTGCTGATGCCGTGCTGGACAAGGGTGTTGAGCATGTTGAGGAGAAGCTGGGTATCAAACTGACGCCCAATGAAGATGGCGTACTTGACGATTCCAAGCTCGCAGATTTACAAATGGCTGCGATGAAACATGCGGAGTTCATGGCAGAGATTGACCTGAAGAACACGCAGGATGCACGGGATATGCAGGAGAAGGCGATGGAGAATGCCGACCCGTGGGTGCGCCGGTTCGTGTATCAGTTCGCTTGGTTCTGGTCAGCGTTTGCCGTGGCTTACATCATGGTAATTACTCTGGTAGATATTCCAGAGAAGAGTGTGCGGTTTGTAGATGTAATCCTTGGTTTCATCATGGGCACGGTAGTGTCAACGATGCTGAACTTCTTCTTTGGTTCTAGCCAAAGTAGCAAGGACAAGACCAAGGAGCTGATGAAGAAATGAAGCTCTCGCCCAACTTCACGCTGGAGGAGCTGACTGTCAGCGACTACGCCGCAAGGAACGGGCTAGACAACACTCCGCAGAACGACCACCTGTTGAACCTGCGCAGGCTGGCTGCTTTCTTGGAATCCTTGCGTGCCCTGCTGGGCAAACCTATTAGCATCAACTCTGCCTACCGTAGCCCAGAAGTAAACGCGGCCATCAAAGGATCAAAGACCAGCCAGCACTGTCATGGAACGGCGGCAGACATCCGCGTAGCGGGGATGGTTCCAGACCAAGTGGTAAAAAAGATACTCTCGTCCACATTGCCATACGATCAGGTGATCCGCGAATTCTCAGACCCGGTGCGTGGCGGCGGGTGGACGCACGTTAGTATTCCTAACACAAGAGATGCCAAACCAAGGAAAATGGCGCTTATCATTGACAAGAAGGGCACGCGCCCGTACAAGTCAGGTGGGTAAAAATGCCTTTACAAAAGCTGCAACTCCGTCCGGGCGTCAACAGGGAATCGACGACACTCGCCAACGAGGGCGGATGGTTTGAGTGCGACAAGATTCGTTTTCGTTCTGGCTACCCGCAAAAGTTAGGCGGCTGGCAACCCATCTCTTCAAATACTTACCTAGGCGTAGCGCGTTCGCTCTGGAACTGGGTGACGCTACGCGGCTACAACCTGCTGGGCGTCGGCACTAATATCAAGTATTACGTCGAGAGTGGTGGTGTATACAACGACATCACGCCCATACGCGCCACAGAGACGCTGACTGATCCGTTCACAACCACGTCAGGCTCCAGAGTTGTCACAGTAACGGACATTAATCACGGTGCTATTGACGGCGACTATGTGACGTTCTCAGGGGCTACGGCTGTGGGTGGCCTCACCTTGAACGGTGAGTTCAGGATAACTTATGTCAACACTAACAGCTATACCATCACAGCTTCATCTGCTGCTTCATCAAGCGCAACGGGTGGAGGCACCGTCACGGCTAAGTACCAGTTAAACGTCGGTCAGCCGGTGTTCGGTTACGCAACGGGTTGGGGTGCAGGTCTGTGGGGTGGCTTTGTCTTGGGTGCTCAGCAGACTACGCTCTCAGCTAACCTCAGTTCCACTAATACGACAATCACTGTTGTCTCCACCACGGGCTTCTCTAATGCCACGGGTACGGTCTTAATAGATCAGGAGCTGGCCAAGTACACCGGCAACACGGCGACCACATTTACTGGGGCTACGCGAGGCGCTAACGGCACGGTAGCTACGACGCACTCCAACGGCACTATTGTCTACAACGCCAATAGCTACACCGGGTGGGGGCAGTCAGCGGCGTCGGGCATACCCCAGCAGCTGCGTCTGTGGTCAGAGGCTAACTACGGCGACTATCTCATCATCAACCCACGTGACGGTGCTATGTACATGTGGGTCCCGGCATATACCACGGCGGGTAGCTTGCTCTTCTCGACCCCTGCCACTCTGCTCTCTTCTACCAGCGCGGGGATATATCAGACAGATACAAGCTGCCCGTCGGTGGCGTCGTTCGTCATGGTGTCTGACTCTAGCCGGTTCGTCATAGGCTTCGGGGTTAACGACTACGGTTCGACTACACAAGACCCGCTGCTCATTCGCTGGTCGGATCAGGAGAGTTATAGCGTCTGGGCACCGGATGCTACAAACCAAGCGGGTAGCTTCAGACTTTCGTCGGGCTCCAAGATAATCACAGCCCAGCAGACCCGTCAGGAGATATTGGTCTTTACGGATGCTTCGGTGTTCTCGATGCAGTATCTGGGGCCGCCCTACGTCTGGGGCTTTAATATTCTCTCTGACAACATCTCCGTCATAGGACCTAACGCAGTAGCCACAGCTAACAACATTACCTACTGGATGGGCGTGGACAAGTTCTATGCTTACTCTGGCCGGGTCGAGACGCTGCCTTGCTCGCTGCGTCAGTTTGTCTTTGGTGACATTAATTTGAACCAGTCGGCGCAGGTCGTGGCTGGGACTAACGAGGGTTATAGCGAGGTCTGGTGGTTCTACTGCTCGGCCAACAGCAACGTGATCGACCGCTACGTCATCTATAACTACCTTGACCAAGTCTGGTACTACGGCACTATGGGCAGGACGGCTTGGCTGGATAGCCCGCTGCGTGAGTACCCCATGGGTGCTACATATCAAAACACCGTTGTGTACCATGAGAGCGGCAATGATGACATCGAGGTCAACGGCACTGTGCTGCCCATAAGCTCTTACATTCAGTCCTCGGACTTTGATATTGGTGACGGCCACAACTATGGTTTCGTGTGGCGGATGATCCCAGACATTACGTTCGACGGGTCGAGCACGGCAACGCCTAACAAACCGCAGGTGACATTTACGGTGCGTCCACGCTACAACCCCGGTGCGCCTTACGGCACGGCAGATACCCCCTTGGTAACTTCTGCTCAGTCTTACAACACGCTGCGCAACTATACGGTGCAGGAGTTTACGCAGATTGTGTACACAAGGTTGCGTGGTAGGCAGATGGCGTTTCGCGTTAGCTCTGACCAGCTAGGCTGCCAGTGGCAGCTGGGAGTACCTAGGATTGACGTGCGTCCTGACGGTAGGCGTTGATGGCTAACGCTTCAATCACTACTACACTAATCAACCCCGTCGCCCCGGCGTTGCCGGTGGGCCCTGATATGTACGCTAGGGCTTACCAAGATCAGTTTAACAACGTGCTGCGCCTGTACTTTCGGCAGCTGGATGCCACTATGGGATCGCTGTTAGGTGAGAGTGGAGGTAGGTTTGTCAGCTTACCGTGCGGGTCTTACTTCTCAAACCAGACTTTTACATTATCCGCAAATGTTGTAACTACGTTAACACTTAATAATACAGACGCTAATGCAACAATAAGCACGGCCTTGTCTAACGGCAGTGTGCAAGTAACGTACCCCGGCATCTACAACTATCAGTTTAGTGCACAGTTTGAAAACGCTGATTCTCAGGCGCACGATGTTGAAGTCTGGGCACAGGTAGATGGAACAGATGTTTATGAATCAGCAACACAGTTAACCATACCTTCTAAGCATGGAAGCCGTAATGGTGCGGCTGTAGCGGCGTGGAACTTTTTTCTGGTGGCGCAAGCTAACAGTGTGTTTGATCTAGTGGTTGCGGCAACCCACCCTGACGTAAAGGTGGCAGCGCTGCCTGCGTCATCTAGCCCGTTTGTCAGACCGTCCATACCGTCTGTAATTACGACTGTAACCTTTGTTTCGCGGTTGCCTGCATAATGTATTTAACAATAATCGTATCCGCCCTATAACTTCTGTTTACGTATGAAGAACGACTATATAGAATTTGCTGAAGTAGACGGTATGTGGATCAGGGCGTACACCCTTGAGAAAGCGCACTCCGTTGCGGCCCAGCATGTACACACACATGACCACATTACGCTTTTGGCAAGTGGGTCTGTAAAATTTTGGCAGGATGGGGTAGAGGTTGCGCAGTACGACGCGCCAGCCGTTATCACAGTGCCTGCTGGTAAGAAGCATGCCTTCCAGTCCATCACAGATAATGTGGTGCTATGTTGCTTGCATAATTTACGGGGTACCGGCTTAGAGGAACCCGAGACGTTGAGTGAGGTGTCCTAATGCCTATGTTCGCTGTTTTTGCCACCACAGCTGCTGAGATGGCCGCTGCTCAGGCCGCCGCTGCCGCCGCTGCAACCGCTGCAACTGCAGCCGCACCTACTATAGCTGCTACAACCGCCGCTGCCGCTACACCTGCTGTGGCTTCTGCCTTACCGGGCATAGTGGGTGGTTCAGGTGCGCTTGCCCCCGCTGCAGGCGCTGCTCAAGCTGCTAGTGTGGCACCTCAAATTGCTGGTACTGCATCCACGCTGGCTCAGGCTTCCCCGGAGATTGCGGCTAATTTAGCTTCGGGCAATGCACCGGGCATTATGCAGGCGATGACTCCTGAGGCTGTGCAACAAAGCGCTATGTCCACGGGCTCAGGCTTTCCTATGCCCGTAGCGCAAACAGGCGCAGTTCCTCCGGTGCCCGCTGGGGAATTACCTAACGCCGCTGAGGTAATGCAACAAAGCCTGACTCGCTCTATCCCCGGTGCCCCCACTAACCTGCCGGGCAATATGACTGGTATGCAGAATGCCGCTGAGACATTTCAACGAGCCCAAGGTATATCGCAAGCGCCTTTAGGTAACGTGGGTCCTGTGATGCCTGAATCTGCTAGTTTACCGGGCAACATGACAAGCTTGGCGTCTAACGTGCCTCCGTTAGAGGCTGCACCTGCTGCTGATGCCACACTTAACGGCTTGCAGCGTGGTATCAAAACGGCGATAGACCTCGCCAGCAAGGGCTGGGAAGAATACAAAAAAGCGCCTGCAGCAGCTCAATATCTTGGTGCTGGCCTAGCTGCTAAGAAGCTGGGTTTGTTTGAACAGAAGCAGCCTGAAGGCCGCAAGCAATATAAGTCAACGACAGACATGTCTGGGTTCCAACCTACAAGATCGCCATTTTCTCCTTACACTGGGCAAACTGGCTTTGCTGACGGTGGCCCCGTTGAAGCCATGTCTAATATGAATGCTGTAGGCGCTAACCCTTACTACCCGATGTCGCAGCAGCCTCGGCTGGCTTACTCTACCCCCGGCATACAAAACCCTGTCTCGCAGAACGTCCTAGACGTGGGCGGTGCTGGGAGGCTTGACCCCTATACCGGCATGCCTGCGTTTGCAAGTGGTGGCCCTACAGATCAACCTGACTATAAGAAAATGCTGGAGGGTAAATCTCCAGACGAGCTGGAGAGAGATGCAAGACGCGCTAAAGCAACGGCAGAAGCTGGTGGGTTTGGTATTGTTCCACGTAGCCGTGCGCAGCAACTATCTAGCCCTGCCACCGCTGCACAGGCTGAACTAGCTGCAATGATGAAGAAGTACGGTATCAAGTCTGCGCTACCTAAAGTAAAAGAGCCTCAGGATATAAGTGCAGCAGATACTGAATACGCAGCAGGTGGCGGCATCATGTACAACCTCGGCGGCTATTCCGATGGCGGTCGTCTACTGAAAGGGCCCGGCGATGGAGTATCTGATTCAATTCCTGCTTCTATTGGGGGCAGGCAGCCTGCTCGTCTTGCTGATGGTGAATTTGTAATCCCGGCGCGTATCGTGTCAGAGCTTGGCAACGGTTCCACGGATGCTGGTGCCCGCAAGCTTTACGCGATGATGGACCGTGTGCAAAAGGGCCGCAAGAAGTCTGTAGGAAAAGGTAAGGTGGCTGTAAATTCTAAAGCAGACAAACATCTGCCTGCATGAAGATACAGCATGTAGCCATAGAATATAGGCATCAGTTGTGGGAGCAAATCGAGGGCTACTTTAGAACGGCTCTAGATCATGCTCCCGAAGATTATACGTTAGAACAAATAAAAACTTTTGTAGTAACGGGTCAGTGGTTGTTAGTTGTAGCTGTAGATGAACAAAACAACATCCACGGCGCTATGACTCTAAGTTTTGTAACGCGACCTAATGATCGGGTTGCGTTTGTAACAGGCGTAGGCGGCAAATTTATTATCAACGAAGATACGTATAGCCAGTTAGTTATGCTAGTAAAAGGGTTTGGGGCTACGTATATAGAAGCTGCTGGCAGAAAGTCCATAGTGCGTATGCTACGTCGTTACGGACTTAAAGAGAAATACACTATTGTAGGGGCAAGAATATGAAGCTGTTTAACCTGTTCAAGTGGATATTTAATCCAGACTTCTATACGTTCCGCATGGGCGGTGGCGGTGCTCCTACCCAAACCACTTCTTACCAGACCAACATTCCTGAGTACGCTCAGCCTTATGTTGAGCAGATGCTAGGCGCTACACAGCGTCAGATTTATACCGGCACTACAGGGCCGGGGGGTCAGTTTCAACCCACAGGGTTTCAGCAGTTTGTACCGTTTGGTGCTACGTACCAGATGGATGCGCAGGGTAAACCTATACGCGATGCACAAGGAAACCTTGTTTATACCAATACTCCTACACAGCAGGCGCAGGCCACGGTAGCTCCATTTAGTCCGTTGCAGCAGCAGGCCATGATGGGCCTAGGCTCGTACGTACAACCACAGCAAGGTTCCGCCGCTAGCCAGATCGCAGGAGATGTAGCAGGGCGCTCCGCAGCCAGTGGATATTACTCGCCGCTCGTCGCAGAGCGGTTCCAGCTTGGTCGCCCGCAGCAGGTGTACTCAGATAGCTTTACTGCCCCCGGTGTATCCGGTGCGTATATGTCGCCGTATATGCAGAATGTTGTTAATGTACAACAACGTGAAGCGCGCCGTGCATCTGAGATAGCTAGACAGCAACAGCAAGCGCAGGCTGTAGGTGCAGGGGCTTTTGGTGGCTCCCGTCAGGCTATTGTTGAAGCGGAGCGTCAGCGCAACCTAGCCCAGCAACTAGGCGACATTCAGGCTCAGGGTCTGCAACAGGCATACGGCGCTGGTATGGGTCAGTTCAACGCCGAGCAACAAGCCTACCTCGCTGCACAACAGGCAAACCAGCAGGCCAACCTGCAAGCCGCTATTCAGAACCAACAAGCTCAACAGGCAGCGCAGCAGCTGCAGGAGCAGTCACGCCAGTTTGGCGCAGGTCTAGGCATTCAAGGTTACGGCCAGACATTGCAGGCAGCGCAGCTGCTAGGTCAGCAAGGCGCACAAGAGTTCCAGCAAGACTTGGCAGCGCTACAAGCCAAGATGCAAGCGGGTGGTATGGAGCAGGCGCAGCAGCAACGGGTCATTGACCAAGCTATCCAGAACTACGCTACGCAACAACAGTACCCGCTCATGCAGCTGGGTGTGCTGTCTAACATGCTGCGCGGTCTGCCGATGCAGGCTACCACTACTCAGGCTTACCAGACTCAGCCTTCTGCTATCAGTCAGGCGCTAGGTCTGGCCGGTACGGGGTTGGCGTTAAAGCAGCAATACAACCAAGCGTTTCCCGGCGGCAAAAAAGGTGGTGTCGTAAAGCTAGCACCGGGTGGCATAGCCACAGGTATGCATCAGGACAAGCTGATAGACATGGCTGAGATGATGCGGGACGAGGACCTGCAGAAGAAGATGCAGGACAAAGAGACTGACCCGGCTACTAAAAATATATTCCAGTCTGAGACTATGCGTCGTCAGAAGCTGCGTGGCATGGCTGGTGGTGGCATCGTTGCGTTCAAAAAAGCTGGCAAAGTATCTTTACCTAAAGACATGATCGACACGTCGGGCGAGAAAGACCCGACTGCTGGACGCGGCATACAGACTGATGCGCCTGACGTTCAAGGCTTTGGTGGTCTGAGCCCCACTACCCCCGGTGCTATGGCGCAGTATCAGGAAGGGGTGGACGAGGAACAAGGGCCGTCGGTTAGCACGCTGCAGCAAGACTTAGGTGTGCTGTCTGGTCGTATGAAAGAGCTAGGTGAAGAACGCAAAGCATCTGTGCCCGACATTATGACTAAAATAGCTGGTGAACGAGAGCAAATGGGCATTGTTGACCCGACTGCTGGGCGTCAAAAAGAACTAGACGAACGCAAAGCTAGGATTGATGCTGATGCTAAAGAGCTAGCTATGTCCAGACTCAGTCAGTTCCTTATCCGCTGGGGTCAGACTCCGGGCTCTGCCATGCGTGGCGCTATTGAGGCAGGCAGTGAGCTTGTAGCAAATAACATTACAGACACTAAGGAGCGTAAGAAAGCTCTTGACCAACTGGATGATGCCAAAGCTGCGCTTAACGAAGCTGAGTACCTGCGCAAAGTTGGCGACATGGACAAAGCACAGGCCCGGATCGACAAAGCTGGTAAAGACTTTTTTGATGTTGCTAAAGACCTCGCTAGCATTAAAGCTCAGCTGGCTATCAAGCAGCTGGATGCCGAAACTAAGCGAGAGATTCAGCAGTTGAAGAACGATCTAGCAGTAGCTAAGGGGCAGAATAAAACCGCTGTGCTGCAAGTAGCAGATGCTTACTTTAAAGCAGCAATAGAACAAGGCGCGCCTGCTAACGCTACCACTTACGAAACCGCGATTAAACAAGCTGCAAGGGACATGCCGGGAGTTATTTCCGCTGGTATTGCTACAGGCCCGCGTTATGCTGGTGTTAGTTTAGAGGGGGACAAACTAAAAACAGTAGATAAACCCGGTGCTGAAGCGCGCGTGTCTGAGGCTAAGATTAACGCACAAAAACAACTGACCAAAGAGCTAAGGACTCTAACAGCTACTAACCCAGCGTACCAAGCCGCTATTAAAGGTAAAACTAAAGAGGAGAAAGCTGCTATACGCGAGCGGTTTGAACAGGAAATTAAAAATAAACCAGCGTACGATATATTAAGAGAAGGTGCGTCTGCTGCCCCTGCCCCTGCCCCTACTGCACCTACTGCCCCTGCTGCTCGTGCCATACCAAAATGGGACCCGCAGACACAATCGTGGAAATAACCTATGGCACAGTATGTTGAGGTAGAAGGTGTAGGTACCGTAGAGTTCCCCGACGGTATGAGTCGGGACGACATGGCTGCTGCGCTGAAACAGCTGCCTACCCCAAAAGCAGAGCCTAAGCCGGAACCTAAAAAAGCAGAGAAGCCGAGGCAAGACTTTGCTACTACGTCACCTATGGGGGAGGACTTAGGTTCTGCCATCATGAGTCAGGCAGGGGAAGGTCTGGGCGTAATGAGCGGCAAAACTCCCGCTGCGCCTGTTCAAACTCCTAGCAAAGCCCCTCTACGCCCTGAAGTTCGTGCTGCTATTGAAGCAGAATACGATGCTGCCTCACCCAAGAAACGCGCCAACATGGAGAAGGCTCCCGGTGCGGTGGGTGATGTCATACGCCAGCGGGCACAAGAATATAAACGGGCAGAGCGAACACCTGAGGCCGCTGCGCGCCTATCCCCAGCCGCCGAGGAACGTACACAACGTCTTATCCAGCAAGGTGAGAAGCCTGAGTTTGCTCGTGCTGCGGCACAGCGCGCTGCCGAGATGGGCGTCGTGCCGGGTAAAGAAGTGCAAGCTATACAAGCCGAAGGCGCACTAGAACCCACCAAATTTGATTTTGATATTTACAACCAGTACAAAAACGCTAACCCTGTTTTGCGTGGCGCGATGGCTGGATGGCAGGGGTACAAGCAAGGTGCACTGGGTATTAACCAAGCTGTAGCTGACCTGTTGAATGCGGATGAGTTTGCTACTAGGTTTGGTGAGCGTGCTGCCGAAGCCCGGAACGTCGTGCAGTCTATGGGCGAGAACCCGGTGTATGCCGGGCGCATGTTTGAAGGCGCAATTAATTCCATAGCCCAACAGCTGCCTGCTCTTGTTGGGGGTGTAGCGACCGGCTCTGAAGGGCTTGTGCTGGCGTCAATGTTTGCGCAATCGTTTGGTCAGGAGTACGCAGAAGGTACGGCTAAAGGTCTGGGAGGTGCTACAGCAGCTACTCGTGCAGGGTTGTACGCCGCCTTTGAAGTGGTCGGAGAGAAGTTTGGTCTTAAGTTTCAGATGGACAAGATCAGACAGGCTACGCAAGGTATGTCTAACGACGTGCTCAAAGGCTGGCTTGGCAATACCCTGAAGCGCGAGCTACCCGGTGAAATCCTTACAACCACGGGGCAGTTCTTAACTGACCTATCTTCTGTCGGTCTTTCACCCAACGCCACATTTGGCGACTACCTGCAGCAAGTGGGCGACACCACGGTGCAGACTTTGATGCAGTCTGGCCTGATGGCTGGGGGCTCTAAAGTACTCAGTAAAGGTATCGAGAAGATACAAGAGGCGCGCCCTGACTTCGCGCTGGCAGATGCTATACAGCAGGATGTAAATTCTTACCTGCAATCAGATAGACCTAGGCTGACTGCGCTAGAAGAAGCGCGTCGTGTAGAGCTAGAAGGTGAACCTGCACGTCCTCCGTTGACCGCGCTGGAGGCAGCACGTCGTCCTGAACTAGAGATAGAGCCCACTGACCCTCGTGTGCAGGCTTTGGCGCAGTCGTACCAAGAACAAGGCATGCCGCCTGAACAAGCTCAAACTCAGGCACAGACTGATATCCAAGCTTTACAGCCACCTGTTACAGAGGCAGAAGGTAGAGTTATCCAACGTAAGTCCGCTGAAGATGAAGCGCGGACTATGGCCGGGCGGGCTGAACGCGCCGCACTTCAAATGGAGGGAGACAATGTTCCCACGACCGAGCCGCCACCTTTTGTCACTGAGCCAAGCACAGATGAGCGAGGCATTTTTGTGCCTAGCGCAGAGGCTGGAGCCGCCGAGCTACCTACAACCCCTATCGATAGAGGACTGGGTGCTGCTAGCAGCGCTGTTAGACAACTTGCTGGAAGAGAAGAGCTGGAACGTGCTGCACTAGTAGAACAGCAAGAACTTGCAGAACGTGCGATATCCCGTGGGTTTGCTAGAGAGCCTTACCCTGATCTTGGCCTTACCCTTGGTGCTAGCTGGGTGCGAGACACTCTAGCTACTAACCCTACACCTGAAGCATATCAAGAGGCTGCTTATGCTCGACTGGAAGAACTTGGTGGACTGCCTCCTCGTGACGCTCGTCCTGCTTTTGAACGTCGCGCGCCTGCTGCTCCGATGGTGGGAGAAAGACCCGAGGAACGTGTTGAGCCAGCTGTTGAAGCTGCCCCTACCGAAGCGGTGGAAGCACCTGTTGTTCCTAAAGCTGTTCAGCCTGTAAAAGAAAAACCTGTTGAAGCTTGGTTTGAAGGGGTTGAAAAAGTAGCTGTGACGCCACGCAAAGGCAAAAATAAGCTTGTTCAAATGCCGATTGATGAGTTCTTAAAGTTGGCTGAACGCGACGTTCCCGGTTCAAGGCCAGATAAAGAAGCACGGGTACAAAAGATAATTTCTGAAGACGGGAAGTTTTCTGGAGTCCCATATTTATATATTGAGGTTGGCTCAGAAGGTAGCGCCAAAGTAACTGGGCATGAAGGGCGGCATCGTGCTCGTGCGTTAAAAGCGCTAGGGTATACCACTATTCCTGTTGAGTTGCGTAGCAATATACGTTGGTCTGAACAACAAGACCCTGAAAGTCCTGACTATAAACAAAATTGGCCTACTACTCTTGTTGGGGAAACAGGTGATATTGTTCCATTTCCTGTGCCTCGTGAAAAAACATACCCCACCACTAAGGAGGAACCCCGTGGCCCTGAAGCCCCTAAAGCCGTCAAAGCAAAAGAGGAAAGACCAGCGCAACCCACCGAGGCAGCCGCACCCCTCGAACTAGAAGCTGGGCGTAAAGAAGAACTAGAGGTTGACCCGTCTATTTTAGACACCGTAGCTAGAACATCGCCTGAAAAACTAAAGCAGCAGCTCATTGCGGAGTTTGGTGCTACGGCTGCGGGTGAGCCTCGTAGACGCGCTCCGGGTGGTGGACGTGAAGTATCGGAAGCTGCTAAGACTGGGGCAGAGCGTGTAGAACAAGCTGCCGATGTTATTAACCTTACCAGAGATACGCTAGCCGAAATTAGTGCCGTACGTAAATTAGAGCGTAGCACTACTGGTGATTTTTTTGGTATAGCAGCTCGTACCGCAGAAGAAAAAGCTTATCGTGAAGCATTGCGGGATTTATCTATAGAAACATTGCGCGCAGAACTGTATAAAAAAGCGCAAAAATTTAAGTCTCGTCCTATTGTTGCTTACGCACAAGCTGGCAAATACATAAAGAGTTTAAAGCCTGCGGAGCAAGAACGTGCCAAAGCGCTGGCTGAGAAACGCGAAGACTATACTACGCTGCCGCCTTTACCAACTACACTGTCCTCTCCTGCGCAACGCAAAAAAGCTATAGAAAAAATAAGAGCAGCGGAAGAAGAAGTTGTTGCTGAACCTGTAAAGAAAGCGCGGCCAGCTAAGGAAACAGAAGTAAAAGAAGAACTAAAACCCGTGCTTCGCCCAGTCACGGAAGCTTTTGGTACGCCACTATGGCTTGCTGAGTATCAGGGGTTGTGGGAGGAAAAAGGTAAAGCTGCCCGTGAAAAAGAAAAAGCGCCTGAAGAGAAAACACGGTGGACAGACTATAACGCTCAGCTACTAAGAAGCTCGATGTCTAAAGCGGATAGAGCCGCAACTATGTTAGAGGAAGAGCCTGTAGGTGACGCGCAGGAAGAGCTGCAAGACGCTGCTATACATGACCAGCTAGACGACGAAGATAAGGCCGTTATTGCTGAGCACTACGGCGAAACATCTTACAACGAGGTTGCTAAACGTAAGTTTGTTGAAGATGTAGTAAAGGCAATGAACGAGGGGCTGGATGCAGTCTCTAGGGTTCTGCACGACATTATCAAGCGTCTACAGGCAGGTATGTTAGCCGCTATCATGGTGGTAAACACTTCGTTCATAACGCCTACTATACCTGTAGCCACCCCCACTACGCTATCACGCACTGTACAAGTTAGAGCTACGGTCCCTGCCGATGTTGTAGGTATGTCTGAAGGTGGTCGTCAGGCTTACGCCACCATATACCCAGCAGTTGAAAAAGGGCTTAAAGCTACTAACAAACTGTTTATCATTACAGACAAACCCAGTGCTAACCTGTACGTATTTAACCCCGACGGTTCTTTGCTTACACAAAGTAAAGTGCTGCTTGGTAAAACCATGGGTGATTTTTACCGTGGTAATACTGAGGTAGTACAAAACCGTATCACTCCTGCTGGGCTATTTAACCTTGGGCTGCGTGACGCAGCACGTGGGGGTAGCGAAGCCAAGACAGCAGGCGCATACGATTACGGCAAAGTGTTTGTGCTGGACAAAGCCATAGACGGTGAGTACTCAGTCACGCTGTTTCATTCCGTATGGACTAAAGAGAAAGATGCTAAGCAGCGTCTGGCTGCGCTGGAGAAACCCGGCCCACTAGATTCACGTTACTCTTTTGGCTGCATAAATGTACCTAAAGGGGTGTACGGAAACTTACTAGCAGGGCACGAAAACCAAATAGACGGCGCAAAAATGTTTGTGGTGCCTGAAAACCCAGCGCATACCATGGACTTTATCAACGGCAAGGCAGCTGTAGCTGAAGATATTGTGCGTCAGCAGGTTGCGCCTGTTACAAAAACGGTGACCGAGAAGGTACCACCCACAGCGCCTAAAGAAGAACGCAAGGAAGAAGTAGCCGCCATACGAGAAGAAAAACCGGTAGAGCGCCGTGGTATGCGCGCTTTACCCGCGCGCCGTAGAAAAGGTCCTGAGTACCTAGCTGAGCAGCAGCTAGACATGGAACCTGATCTGGGCTTCTACGACGTAGACACAATAGCTGGTGCATTGATACAGATAGCCCAGTCGCCTAACGAGCTGGAAGCCATGCTGGCTGCACGTCTGTTGCAGCGGGACAACGCGCCTACGTTGCGTAATGTTAATTTTGTTGTCGTAGATAGAGACACCAAACTAAAAGACAAAACTGCTAAACAGATGCTAAACAAAGGCACTGTTGGTATGTTTTCTCCTACCACCGTAGGTGGCACGGTGTATGTACGCGGGGATAGCTACGAGAACCAAGGTATTAACAACGAGATCGTGCTCCATGAAGCTATGCACGTATCTGGCAGTAAGAAAATAGATTTTGTCCTAGCAGCGCGCAGTAACGGCATGGAGGTTGAAGCTAACCTTGTCGAGGCAGTGAACGCGCTAGAAGATTTGATGGTACGCGCAAAGGCAGCGTATGACAGCAAGAAGAGCGTAAACGCAGAACTAAAGTTTGCCGCTGAAGCAGATGCTTTTACGGACATTCAAGAGTTTTACGCCTACGGTATGACGAACGCTGCGATGAAGCAGTTTTTGTTGAATGAAGTCAAAGGCGTATCGGAGAAGAAGTCAGGCTTCGATATTTTTATTGACGCCTTGCTGAAACTATTTGGTATAGACCCTAAGCTAAAGTCCGGGCTAAAAGACCTCGTGCTTATCTCGCACGAGATTATGAAAGCTGAGCAGCCTAGCATAGAGCAGATGGAAGCCGCCTTTGGCGAGGACATCACTAAATCTATACTAGAGGCTAAACGCCAAGTTAAAAATGTAAACACGGCAATACGCGACCTCAAAGCGTCTCAGGACGCCCGGCAGGTTATTCAACGTATAGGCCCCGTGCAAAGTGCTGGGCGTACGCCAAAAGCTTTAGGTGATTACGTCAGCGCTGCGTTCCCTAACTTGGACATGGCGTTCCTTAAGTCGTTTATTAAGGTAGCGCCTACTAGTGTGCTTTACCGTATAGGTATTGCAAATGGCATACAGAGTTTAAAAGACGCTAGGGATAACACGCGCAAGATGGGCACCTTCCGTGTAAATGCCATGAACGCTATGACAGCTATAGCTACAGAATGGGCAAAACTTGGTAGGAAAGAAAAAGACGCACTGGCGGATATTATGAATTTGTCTACTGACATACAAGTAGACCCATCTGTTAACACCACAGTGCCGGAACTAAACCGCATGTGGAATGCGTTAAACCCCAAACAACAGAAGCTTTATAAAAACGCACGAGACTTTTACAAGCAAAGCTATCAGCTGTTCCTCACTACACTCAAGCAGAAGATAGCTACATCAAACTTAGCTGGAAGTATTAACGACCCTACTACCCCCAAAGGTAAGCTGTGGGAGGACTTAAAGACTACCTATGAACGCAACATGGGTAAGGGGCCGTATTTTCCTTTGATGCGCCACGGTGAATTCTGGGCTCAGTTTGGTAAAGGCAAAGATGTAAACTTCCAAATGTTTGACAGCGCCAAACAACGGGACAAATTCATAAAGCAGCAAATAAAAGAACGTAACAAGCGCGGAGACAAACGCACTTACGAAGAGCTTGTAATTGCTAAAGAAGCTGCTAAAGGTAACGAAGCAGAAGTGCTGCGTAAGAAAATTGCTAAAGAGAATATCGCGTTACGTAATATTTTTTCAAAAATAGACGCTGTTGCGCTAGGTTCTACTGCGGCTGTAGACCAGCTTAAAAATGATATTTTTCAGTCTATGCTGCTTGTGCTGCCTGAGAACAGCATGCGCAAGATGTTTATCACCCGTAAAGCACGGGCAGGTTATTCTCGTGACGCGCTGCGTAACTTCATCTCGACTGGTACGCGCATGGCAAACCAGCTGGCAAAGATGCGGTACTTACAGCAGGTTAACAATAACTTTGATGCTGCACAGGAAAACATCCGTGACAACCCTAAGCGTGACCGCCTAGAGCTGCTCATCAACGAACTAGAAAGACGTACCAACGGTTCATACGCGCAACCGCAAGAACCCGGCATGCTGGATAAGGTTGTAAATGCTGCGACTAAGTTTACGTTCATGTATCTGCTTACAGATATGCGGGCGGTGTTCAATAACGTATGGGGTGTACCGGGTAAATCATTCCCTACACTCATTAAATATTTTGGTCCTGTAGCAGCAACTAAAGAGCTTACAAAACTGCTAGCTGCTATGCCAGCGCAGGTAGGGGTAAAACGGGTAGACAGCGCAGGTAATGTTAAATATACATTCCCCTCTTTTGGCTCTTCTCTGGTAACACGTAGCCCTAAAGCTGCGCAGCTTCTAACGGGGCTTACCCCCGCTGAGCTTCAGTTCGCCGTGCGACAGATGGATTTACGGCAAATCTCTGACCAGTCTACGCAAACAGCTGACCTGTACTTTGGCAACAAAGCTAAAACTATGTCCACGCCTGAAGTAGTGCTAGACACTATGGTACGTGTATCAGGTTCTTTGCACCAAGGCAGCGAGCGTATAGCCCGAGAAATTACGTTCTTGACGGCGTATAAACTTTCTAGGCAAAAAGGTATGTCGCCTATGGAGGCGGTGGACAACGCGCAAAATATTACTGAAGAAGCGCTATACCGCTATTTACCAGACGAGTCTCCACCGTTCCTTAACCAGCCCATCGCTAGGCTGGCGTTTCAGTTTAAGAAATACTCGTTGTACACCACGTTCTACTACTACATGAATTTTAAGGAGATGACAGGCAGCCTGCCGTCGGACGTACGTAAAGGCGCGGCCTATGCTTTCTTTGGTTCTATGATGATGGGCGCGTTAGGCGCTGGGGTGGCTGGTGCGTTTGGTGTTAGCACAATGATGTGGATGTTCGGTGTTTTGCAAGCCGCTATTAACAACCTGTATGAAGATGACCCAGAAGCAGTTGATATATCTCAGCTGAACATCGTACGGTGGTTCAACAACGTATGGCTACCTGAAACTTTTGGTGACGCAAAAATACCGGGCACAGATGTAAGGATAGCAGATGCTCTAGCTAACGGGCTTCTGGACGCGTTCACGGGTATAAACCTGTCGTCTGGTATATCTGAAGGTGGTCTGTGGTTCCGTGACTTACCGAATGAATTTGACATGAACGCTCTAGCTGACTTCATGACGTTCAATAACATAGCTCCGTTTGCTGGCCTTGTTAATCAAATGACAGCGCAAGCATATAGAGAGTGGTCAGAAGGCGACACGCTAAAAGCAATGGAGCGTTGGATACCAATGAAGATGCTTCGTTCCCCCGCAGTGGCATATCGCTACAGCACGGAAGGCGTGTTGGATAAAGACCTAGACCCTATCCGTGAAGCAGAAGAGTTTACGGCGGGGCAGTTAGTTATGCAGGGGCTAGGCTTTAAAACCTCAGGGCTGGCTGAAATTCAAGACCTTAACGCCTTCCTGAAGAAAGAAGAACGAAAGATTGAAGATAGGAAGCAAGCTATCGTAAACGCGTGGGTCAAGGCTATGCGTCGCGGGGATGAGGAACTTATAGAAAACGCTTCGCGTAGGGTTTATGAATTTAATTTGATGTACCCACGAGAAGGTTGGGAGATCACGCCTGATACTTTAGACGATGCGTTTGAAGGTAAGCTAGACAAGATTAAGCTGCGTGGTAGAGAGCTTACTGAAGAAAATATTGCGGAAGAGCAGCTGCGTGAGAAGGCGCTACAAAAAATACTGGACGAGGCGAAAGAATAAAAAAACCCCCGGACTAAGCCGGGGGAACTATCGTGTAACCACGAAAGGAGACTGACGACGAAGGAGCTAACAACGCCGTCAGGTGCTTTATATCATATTCTCCATACACGTACACCCCGTATACCATCTTCGATAACACATTTAGTTACCACGTTGTATTTCAGGCGCTTTGTAACTTTCTTCACCATGTCGGTTGTCGTGTAACAATTTAAGCAGGGTAAAAAGAACGAGTGCCCCTTCTTGAATTGTTTCCAGTTAATTTGGAAGCTGACGCCCTCTATCCTCACTTGCGCTCTCCACGTAAGTATCTACGTTAATGAACTCAGGGGTGTTGCAGTCAAACTCCATCACATGCACAGGCGGGCCTTTAATCTTGGTGCCTGTAGTCATGCGCCTTGTGGTGCTGCCCTTGTAGATGCCTTTGTCATGCAGCTCTCTTAGGGTGTGCTTGTAGTTAACTTGTCTCTCCACGCAGTCGTTCTTGAACGCTTTGTTCACGATGTACATGCGCTTGGTGTCGGGCTCGTAGCGGATGATAAGCTCGCCGTAGGGCTCCATGATCGGAGCAGGTGCCATCTTAGTCCTAGCATCAGCCTCACCGTCCACGACCAGAATGTTGCGCATGTGGCGGTTGATGAAGTCACCGATGATGCCAGCCGCGTCGTCTACAGGCGCTTCATTGTCCTTGCGGATGTCACGTATCATCTCGCATGCCCAGCGGTACACAGCCTTCATGTCGTAGTCATGCAGCCCCAGCGACTTAGCGATCAGCCCACCCATGATGTTGCATGCAACCACCCCGGACCAGAACCGCTCGCGCTGAGTCAGGCGCAGCTCTTTGTCGATCTTGGCTTGTACTTCCAGCAATTGCTCAATGGTAGACTCTTTGTTGCCGACCAGCCACTGTGCGTATACCTCGCCAGCTAGACCGTAGTTTTCCAGTAGCTGATGGTCGAACATCTGCTTGCCTTCTCCCAGCGATACAGCGTCGCTGTAGCCGATCTCGTACTCGACCAAGCGCATGCGCTCCCCATCCGGGCTGTCCTTCAAGCTGGCAAGTTTCTCGTAGAAGCTAGCATTGCCTGAGGTTAAAGATATGTTGCCCCACGTGGTGTTGTTCGCCCTCAGCTCGTTAGCCGACGCCTTCTGTCTGTCCTTGCCCCGCCCCTGCGACATAGCGTAGGCCATGTTAGAGAAGTCCTCAGCCTTCATGTTCGTGATCTCGTCCATGGTGAAGGGCAGGTTGTTCATCACGCCCAGCTTGTGCATACGGGCGTTCATGGTATCGCTAGGGATGGAGGCTAGCTTATGTGGGTGCCCCCAGACGCTGTTGCACATGTACAACGTGGTGGACTTACCGCTACCAGAGTTCTTGAAGATGACGTTGATGATGGCCCCGCTCAACCCCATGAACTTCAGCAGCGGGGAGCCAAACGCAGTAAGTGCAGCAAACGCATTAGCCTCCAGACCGGGGCGGCAGTACATGTTGAATACTTCTTTCCATTTTTCTAACGACCCTCGGGGCACCATGTGTTGCGCGATGTTTGCGGTGTGCGTAGATGGGGGGCTGTAGTAGACGTTGTCTGCCGTGACCTCGCGGTCGCCGATGATAAATTTACTGTCGTTATCCGCCCAGCCAAATTGTGTTCTCATGATCTCTGCCTTCTTTGATAGTTGTATGTCTTTAATGGAGCTGACCAAAAAACTTACAATGTTGTCCATCTGCCCTTTGTGCCCGATGACACCGTGCTGCCCCAGCAACTTCTTAGGCTCGTCTTTTCCTAACAAAGCACTAGCGGCCATCGTGAATTCCTTGACGCCGTCTTGTGGCAGGTGCAACCGGATGTACGCAACCTCCCCTATCTCTGGGTCTTTCATGCGCTTGACCACGTACAGATCATGCTCATAGATCAGCACGGGCTCGTCATCCTCGGGGCTTGACCGGTAAATGCCGCCAGTCTTGCCACGGAAGTAGGGGAACGGGAACGATGGGATACTGTAAGAAACCTGCTCTTCTTCATCCTCAACCTCGTAGGTGCCTTCCTCAGTCTCTTCAGCACGGGCTATCTCTTTACCTAACGTAATAGGTGTAGTGATCTTGCCTTTGTGCTGGCAACCGTCGCACCCGTCGGGGTTTTCTTTTTCGAACGTCTCGCAAAAATGTGGGCCGCCTTTGCGCTGCAGGTCTTGTACTTTTATTTCTACTTCTTCCGGGTCGTAGCCGGGGTAGTTCTCCGACATCTTGTGGGCAGCTGTGGTGCCTTCCTCACAGAACGCGGCTATGGATAGAGCGCTACGCCATAGGTTATAACTAATAGAATCCTGATTCTGATAGCAATGTAGTAGCTGGTTACAGCCCTCGCCGTTCACAGACTTCAGCATAATCGTCTTGAACTTAGAGATGCGGTTGCCCATCAAAGACATAGTCAGGGCGCTGCGCTGTACCTGCCGACGCGGGGTAAATTTCTTTTCTGTAACACCCAGCGTAGTGTGTAGCTCACCGGGATCAGTAGCGTTGGCTCCAGCTATCACGCTAACCGGAGAGGGCGGCGTGTCCTTGAAGTTCAAAGTCTCCGGCACCCGCAGGATGCGCGCGGGTTCAAAGCATGCAGGGTCTACTAACAGCTCATGGATGCGGCACAGCTCTTTAAGCCGGTCGCTCATCGGCACCCACTTGTCCTTACCCACCACCTCGGAAAAAGGCCAGTAGGCATGGATACCGCGCCCAGAGTTTACGACGACGGGTCTGGGCAACCCGATGGTTTTGCAGAAGCGTTGCAGCTCTTGTAGCCCGGTGGTTTGGTCTATGTAGCCATCACCGGAAGCGGCTTTCTCCTCACCGCAATCTATGTCTACCCACAGTGCTTTGAAGTAGGTAGCGTTGTCCTTGGTGCGGTTCTCCCCCGTTGCATATTTGGCACAGCCAAAGTACACATCATAATTCTGAGATATAAGCTCTTCGACTAAATCGTTTACCTCTTCTCTAGTCTCTACAAGGTGCTGGTCAACTTTCTTGCCTTTGATACCTACCACGGCGTACCACCCCTCGGGGGCAAGTACTGTATCTAACAAGTCGAAGTTAGCCATTTTTAACTCGGAAAAAAAGGGAGGGGTTGCCCCCTCCCGAAGCCGCATGGCGCGGCGCGAGAAGTCATTTAGTCGTCAGCGCTCCACGCATCAACAACGTCAGCCAGACTCTTGCCCGTCGTAGGTGCTGGCGTCGGTTTCTTGCTCGCTCGCTTCGTAGGCTCCGAAATATCGGGGCTAGCCTCTTCTTCCTGCGCAACAGCCTTCGGCGCATTCTCAAATTCCTCATTGTCGTCCTCGCCCTTATCGACAGCGGCAACGGTCAGCGTCACAGCCTTCAGTGCTTCTGGCGAGGCCACAGCTTCATCGACCACATTTTGCAGGTCAGGATGGCTACCTACGAAGTCCACAGCGCGGAAGCGCACAACCTGATTGTCGTCCTCGTCAAAGTTCAGCTCGGTAACCACGCCGTCGATGTTCTCGCCGTTAGCAATAACGTAGTCGATGTAGGCATTCAGCGGGAACAGCTGGCCTACACCTTTGCCAAAGATAGACTTCGACGCTAGGCGCAGCTGGTATATATCACCGTGGTTGTTGCCACCTACCTCGTCTGGCAGCACGACAGCTACGCGGCGCTCGAAGCGGCAGGCGCGGGTGCTACCCTGACCGGAACCCTTTACGTTCTGTGGGCATGTCTCGCAGGTCTTGCCTTGTGGGTTCTTGATGCTGGCGTCTGGCTTGTTACCATCGTTCGACCAGCAGTCAGGCGCGGTTGCCTCGGCGTTGGGGTCATAGGCTTTGATATAGAAGGTGCGCTGTGCCGTGGCTTGAGCTACACCTACCAGCACTACACGCAGCGGGGCGTTGAACTTACCTGCTACATCACCGTTGACTACACGCACAAACTTACCGTTACGCGGCGAGATGCGCTTCATGCGCGTTGCTTTCATCAGCGACTGGGTCAGTGCGCTGGGTGCTTTCTTTCCGGCGACAGCTACGTCACGGTTCTTGAATATGGAAACTTCGTTGCTCATTTGCTTCTCCTTACGGTTATCTTATATTGGCTATCGGCGAGCATGCCGGGTGGGTATAGATCAGGGTTCTCTTCCAAGAACTGTTTCATATTAGTTTGATGGATACGGCGTTCAAGCAAACCATACGCATCATTGTCTCGGATGAAGTTGTACATGGTGTCCCAGTCATTAGTCCAGTAGCGTGTAGCTACACGGCGCATGACGGTACCAGTAGGGGTCTTGATGCTAGTAGACTCGGTGTCCCTGAACACCTCTAGCATTTCGGCTTCGACAACAGCCATCTGCTCAGCTAGCTTTTTATCTTCCTCTTCGTACGTGGTTTTTATTTTTTCCCGCTCATCACGTATCTTGAGGTAGATAGAGGCCAGCTGATTCACTGACGTATCACTCATTGGTTTAGCTCCTTCGTGGTTAAAACGCAGGGTCACCGGGTAGGAGGTCATATATAGGTAAACGTACAAACCCTATACTGGCTTTGGCCCGGCCCCTGCTGCGGTAGTTACTCGCCACACACCGCTTGGCGTTCGTTGCTCGATCATCAGCACGAAACTTTATCTTACAACACTTCGTTAGAAAATCAACCGCTAATTTCTTGTTTATATAAATCGATGATCTTGTTGTGATTGGTTATATTGTTTTGCAACATGTAGTACATGCGGCGCTCTACCTCGCTACCCTTTACATGTACGATAGTCATGGCATTCTTCTGTCCCGGTCTATTAATTCGCGCATTAGCCTGAAGGTATGTCTCCACACTAGTGACGGGTGCGTACCAGATGACTGTGTTGGCAGCAGTAAGCGTAAGTCCATGCGATGCAGCTTGTGGCTGTATGATGAGAACTTTCGGCTCCTTTTCATTTTGAAACTTCTGGATAATGTCATGTCTTTTATTAACTGTTACCTGACCGCTAATTATCTCTGCGGTAATTCCCGACTTTGCGAGATGCTCTTTAAGAAGCTGGATAGTATGTGTGAAGGGCACGAACACCAAGACTTTGTGGCTCGACTCTTCTATAACTTCCTGCACTACGTTAAGCCGGTTAGTCACGTCGAACTCTATGACCTCTTTGTCATCTGAGTAAACCGCGCCGCCTGATATCTGTAGCAACTTATTTAACTTAACCGCTGCGTTGACCGCAGTGACTTCCTCACCGTCTGCTTCCATCAGCATCTGGTCTTTCAGCACCTTGTAGTACTTGGCTTGCTGCGGGGTCAGTGGTGCTTCTCGTTCTACATGCGTTACATCTGGTAAGTCCAGACACTGCGCCTTCTCAAACCGTATGGCTGGTTGTAGTGCGTTATGCACTGTTAGCTCTGCGTTCTGCCGTGGTATCCAGCGGAACTGCCCTACCTTCTCCATGACTTTGTCACGGAACTGACCGAAGAACTTAGGTACACCGTCAGGGTTTACTAGCTTGGCAAGACCATACGCATCCACTGGCGACTGCGCAGCAGGAGTGCCTGTCAGCATCCACAGCCATGTGTCTGGTGTTACTAAACTCTTAAGCGCCTTCCAACGGTTAGTCTGCATGTTCTTATATGCACTAGCCTCGTCAGCTACGATAAGGTCAAAGCCACCGTGCGCTATTTGATCTTTGACAATGTCCACACCATCGAAGTTGATGATGACAAACTCTGCATCGCCTAGCACGACTTTGATGCGCTGGTCTTTCTTACCGTGGGCTACGTCACACGTGCGGTGCACAGCAAACTTAAACAGATCAGCTTGCCATGCCGACTTCATGATGGACAGGGGGCAGATGATTAGCACCCTGCGTACTAGCCCTAGCTTCATCAGATAGTCAGCCGCCCAGATGACCGCCGCCGTCTTGCCTGTACCCTGCTCGTTAAAGCAGAAGGCTTTCCTGCGTAGCGTTAAGAACGCTGATGTTTCTTTCTGGTGCGCAAACGGTTTGTGTAGCCCCGGCCAGTCATAGTCTCTATTGATCGTACTCGGTACGTTCTTTATCTTTAGTTGCGCTAGCTCTTGCGCTTCCTTGAGTCCGAAGAAAACAGCAACATCGTGCAACCCGTCTGGTAGCCAGCCGATGATCTTGCTCTTTTTAATTTTCTCCGTGACAAGGTGTGGTCGTCTTGTTCTTATCACGAGTACCTTGTTATCTATTATTTGCATTATTTTTTACGTTCGCGCTTGCTAGTCTCCGACACAAGGTCATGCCCTGCGTTACGACGGAATGAACGGTTGCGACCGGGCGACTCCAGCTTGATGCCGTCTTTGTTAGTGCCGCCGTTAGACAGCGCCTTAGTATGTGCAACGTCTTTACCGCTGCGGTCTACACCCTTCTTGTCTAACGCACGTCTAGCACGTTGACGTTCCATGCGATCAGCTAGCTCGCCACGCTCTTTTTGCTGTTGATATTCTTTCTTGTATGGCCTAGGTGTCTTTGTGTATGGCATAGCTAACTCCGATTATGTGCACACTCAGTAACCGGGCAAAACTTGCATAGCGGCCCAGCGTTCGGGTTCCAGACGTTGTTTTGCATAGCACCTTCTAGTCTGGTTAGCTCAGGCTCCATGCAGTTCAGGTACGAGGACTTCATGATGTACTCATGTTCCTTCTTAACCATCTCATTACTCACTACAAAGAGCAGGGCTGACTTTATATTAACTACCTTTGGGAAGTGTGTAAACACAGCACCGGCCAGCAGGTCTAGCTGCTTCGTGTCAGCATACTTCGCGTTCTTACTTGTCTTATAGTCAACTAGCCAAGCTTGTTGTTTCTTTTCGTTAACAATCAGCAGGTCTGCTATTCCTCGCCACCAAACGTCTTTAGCAAAGAAGTCGCACGGGACGAACCTACCATCCCTCTTCGCCACACCGAGTTTGATTTCACAGAACTTCTCTCCATCAATATTACGGAGAACTTCCAGTGTCGGCGCGATAAAGCTAAACTTTGGCGGGATGGCTTCATTACTTTTGATAAAGTTTTCAGCAGCTGAGTGCAACTCCTTGCCGTATATGGTTGCCGTAGAGTCCGCATCTTTTACATCCTTTAGTACTCGCAGATGGTAGTACTTCTTCGGGCACTGATCGAAAGTCTTGAGGCTGCTGTACGACCACGCTAGGTTCATATCTTCCTCTGACAGACAAACGCTTGAATGTCTACACGGAACGCGCCAGCAAACTTGCAGTCAGCAGCGATGCTGCTCTCAGTATTTACAGTGCCTATCCACAGGCCGAGCACGAACAACACCACAGCTACGAGTGACCTTGCCCACACAGCATTAATGAACGCCCAGATTTTTTTGAAGTCAATAGCGTCTACTATCATTTCTCTAGCCCTTTCAGCAACATGACCATAGACACAGCTTCACTTAGCTTTTGACCTTCTTGGACTATGTACATCTCATGTTCCCACTCGAAGTGGTTATGGTTTATGTTGACCGCTTTTTTGGTACTTACTTCTAATAGCCTACCGTTGGATGCGTTTATCAACTTCACCATAATTTCAGGATTGACGTTGTGAGGGCTGCCGTCTCGCTCCGTTACGGCAAACAACGCCCCCCGTTTAACTTTATGCTCTTTACGTGCATCCATAAACCCTAGGGCGAAACCTCCTATTGCCATCCCAAAAAATATCCCTACACCAGTCCATGCAATTGTCTCTAACATTCTCCGTAGCTCCTTCCGTATCCAGCCTCACAGTTAAGGGGCAAGTCCGGTGCCCACTCGGGGCGCAGCCTCATGCAAAGCTCGACGAACTCTTTCCCTGCGTCAACTTCATCGTAGGGCACTACGCATGCAATAGCATCGTGTACCGTCATGACTACCTTGTATTTCTTAGCGATCATCAGCATCTGTTTCCCGATGACAATACGCGCTAGGGCTTGGCAAACATTCTCTGTTACCTTGCCGCCATATATCCTATTCGGTACAGTGGCTTTACCCCTCTTTGTATCGTACACCATTTCTGTGGAGCCGTCATCCTTTTGTATCATCCTGATGTTTGGATACTTGATGTACATACCGTTCGGTAGCTTGATGCCTTTAGTGCCTTCTACCTTCAGCACTCCGTCGCGCCCCAGTGTACTTGTTTGATTGTCGCGGATATGCTCCAGAGCTTTACCTGCCGCTTTCCAAAACGCTGCGATCTTTGGGTAGGTTTCACGGTACACATGGATGATGCGCTGGCATTCTTTAAGCTCAAGATAAACTCCGAAGGCTTTAAGTTGTGCTTGGAACTTCGCAGCACCCATGCCATACCCCGACCCCAAGATCGTAGTTTTACCAACGAACCTCTCATCCGTTGTGATAGCAGCGACCGGCTTACCGTATATTGCCGACGCCATGATCTTATAAACATCCTCGCCATTCTCAAATGCCTTTACTAAGTCGTCCTGCCCAGCCAGCCACGCCAGCGTCCGCGCTTCGATCTGTGAAGAGTCCGAGTCGATGACCACGTACCCCGGCGGAGCCTTGATCGCTTTCTTGATCTTGCCTGCGTTAGCCGTGCGCGATGGCAGGTTCTGCAGGTTTACCGAGTCT